GTGTTGGTACTACTACCAATGCATCTGATGCCTACTCTTCATCCGCACTGGTTGAAGCGTTCTATGACGCTGCAGCTGCGATGGACGAAAAGGGAATCAGTAGCGACGGACGCTGCGGCGTTCTCAACCCACGCCAGTACTACGAACTGATCCAAGCTGTTGGTTCCAACGGTCTGGTGAACCGTGATGCTCAAGGTACTGCCCTGCAGGGTGGCCAAGGCGTCATTGAGATTGCTGGTATCCACATCTACAAGTCCATGAACATTCCGTTCTTCTCACAGTACGGAACTAAGTATGGAACTGGCTCTGCTACGAACCCCGGTGTAACCGATCCCGGTAACACTGGTACTTTCGTATCTGAAGCACTTGAAGATGCTGCTAACGACGTTACTGGCATCAACAACGAGTACGGTGAAGAAACCGAATTCGCTAACAGCTGTGGTCTTATCTTCCAGCGCGAAGCTGCTGGTTGTGTTGAGGCTATCGGTCCTCAGGTTCAAGTAACCAGTGGTGACGTATCCGTCATCTACCAGGGTGACGTGATCCTTGGCCGTTTGGCTATGGGCGCAGACTATCTGAACCCTGCTGCTGCAGTTGAACTGTTTGCTGGCACTGCCACCAAGCCTGCTGCATTCTGATTTTATCAATCCTATGGGGTCTCTTCGGAGGCCCTTTTTTTTAATTTTTAATTATGGCTTTTCCTACCACTAATGCAAAGCAAGAGTTGCCTGCTGTAAACCAGATTTTACAGTCCTGTGGTCAAGCTCCTGTAACAACCCTAGATCAAACCAACCCGGACGTTGCGATTGCCTACCAGACTTTACTTGAAGTCTCTAGGGAAGTACAGGCGGAAGGATGGTCATACAATAAGGAATTTCATTATCAAATGACTCCTGATACAAATAAGGAGATTTTGATTCCAAATAACATGCTGCAAATTGATGCAAGTACAAATGCAGCAAATTCAGATATCGATCTGATTAGAAGAAACGGGAAACTATACGACAAAGCTAATCACACCGATAAATTCAACAACAAGATTGAATGCGATATTACTTGGCTTTTTGATTGGGTAGACTTACCCATCCCAATTGCTGACTACATTACAGCTAGAGCAGCTACTATTACACAAAGTAGATTAGTTGGTGATACCGAGCAGTATCAAATTCTGGAAAGAAAAGAAGATCTTTGTCGAGCCATGGCAATGGAATATGAATGTAATCAAGGTGATTACACATTCTTTGGTCATGCTGGAAAGACAAACAGATACACAAGTTATCAACCGTACAACGTACTAAACCGATAAATGGCTGCAGTAACTCAACGGATCTCCAACTATCTTGGTGGAGGATCAAAACAATCAGACGATAAAATGCTCCCCGGTCAGGTCCGTGAGTGCTACAACGGATTTCCTGATGCAACATATGGATTAACAAAAAGACCTGGCTTTAAGCACATTGCAAATTTAGGTACAGGTACAACATACGATGATACAAAATGGTTTTACATCAACAGGGATGATGATGAAACGTATATTGGATGTATCAAGGGAAATGAAGTATTTGCTTGGAATGCAATTACAGGTGTTTCATGCACAGTTAGTTATGGCACAGGTGCACAGGCATACTTGAGTGGTACTAAAAACGATTACAAGCTACTTACAGTACAAGATACAACCATCGTAATGAACGGTGCTGTAACTGTAGCTGCTCAGGCAACGCCAAGTACTGTCACTAATGGCAATGCAACTATCGTGCTTGACGCAGCATTACCAGATACAAAGTACTATGTAAAAATTCAAGGAATAGAATTTGTCATCACATCTGATACGACAAACTTCACCTTTGACGATATTCTTACAGATGAAGCTGGTCATAACATCAAAGACGCCATTGACAATGGTATCGCCGCACAACAAAGTGCATCGAATGCTAACTTCAATGGTACGTGGACAGTCACTAGAAACGGAACTTCAAGCCTTGACATTACGAGAGTAGTAGGTGGAACTGCAACTGGATTTACCATTGAAGTTAGAGGTGGTGTAAGTAACACCGCTGTAACTGTATTTCAAGATGAAGTATCAAGTGTTGGACAACTACCTACTGAAGCACTTCACAACCGGCTAGTCAAAGTAGTTAACACTACAGGAGTTACTGATGATTACTATGCAAAATTTGTAGCAGACAACGGCGTTAGCGGTAGGGGATATTGGGAGGAATCATTAGGTTATAACGTGTCTCCTGGCATTGATAATTCAACAATGCCACACGAGTTAATTAATACCGGAGTAAATACATTTACTTTCCAAAGGCTTAACTATACAGATCGTTTAGTAGGTGACGATACAAGTAACAGTCATCCAAGCTTTGTAGGTCACAAAATAACTGGTGGATTCTTTCATAATAACCGTTTAGGATTTCTATCAAGAGATAATGTTTGCCTAAGTCAAGCAGGACAATATTATAATTTCTATTTTGAAACAGCTCAAACTACACTTGATTCAGATCCAGTAGACATTAACTGCTCGTCAGTTTATCCAACAGTATTGCATGCTGTTCTACCTACAGCACAAGGGGTAATTCTATTTTCGTCGAGACAACAGTTTATATTGTATTCAGATACTGGTGTACTGACTCCAGCTCTAGCGACGATCAGAGCCATCTCTAATTATGAGATGGATCCAGATGTACAACCTGTAGATGTAGGTACAAACATCAACTTCATCAGTAAGACACCTGGATATACAAGGGTGTTCAGCATGGTGACTAAGGGGCAACAGCAGAATCCTCAGGTACTCGATTTATCAAGAGTAGTCAAAGAATGGATCTCACCGGATATTGAACACATTGTCTCAAGCCCGCAGAACTCAATGATTGCCCTATCTGGTCAGACGTTGAGAGACATGTATATCTTCAGGTATTACACCGACGGTAAAGAGAACTTAATGGAAGCTTGGGCTAGTTGGACGATGCCAGGCACTACACAGTTCATGCACATTGATTCGGATGAAATGTATGCAGTTACCAAGCAAGGCAATCAATTTACTATTCTTCAAGCTGCTCTTAGTCAAAGCCCAACACAAGCAATCCTTGTCAACAACCAAGGACAAAGAGTCAACCCAAGCATAGATCTATACAAGGTTGCTTCTAGTGTTACTTATGACTCTACAACCAAAAAGAGTAAATGCTATTTACCGTATAACGACGTATCAGCTCTGAAACCAGTCATACTAGTCAAAGGCAATACAAGTACGGGTTCATTTGTTGAATCTGGATTTACAATTACACCTGAAAGAGGAACTGATTCAACAGGTGCACATTTTATTGTGTCTGGAAAAGACTTAACAAGTGTTGCTAGCGACGTAATTGTAGGATTTAAATATGACTTTGATGTACACCTGCCAACTACTTATTACAGACCCGAAGATAAGATATCAGACTACACAGCAAGTCTAACTCTAGGAAGAATGAAATTTGCGGTTGGATTGTCAGGCATGATGAGCTTTAAAGTAAAGCAGGCTGGAAGGCATCCATACAGTGTTGAATTTACGGGTGATGGTACTACTACGACATTTAAGTACAACAAGAATGATCTAAACTTCCAAGACAGAGATGATGTGAAAGTAACTGTAGATGGAATAACAAACACAGCATTTACATTTACAAACGACACAACGATTGAGTTCACAAATGCACCGGCTAATAAAGCTGAAATTAAATTTTTTATTGATGAATGGTTTAATACTGAACCTGTAGTTTTGGCAAGTACATATCTAGCTAATGATGTCCCACTTGACAATGAAACTGTATTCTCACTGCCACTTAATCAAAGAACAGAAAACGTCAAAGTAAGGATGTTTAACAACACACCGTTTCCAGTGGCTGTTAATGGGATGACATGGGAAGGAAATTACACACCAAGATTTTATAGGAGGAAGTAAATGCCATTTGGTGGATTATTTGGTGCAGCTGATAGGAACAATCAGAAACGTAAGGCAGAAGATGCAGCTTATGAAAGAGCCAAAGAAGCTTGGGAAAAGCAGGAAGAAATTAGACAAAATGAATATGACTATCAACTGGGTCAGCATGAAGCTGCCATTGAGTCTCAAGAAGCTAATTTAAAATTCCAAGAACTTACCTTAAGGGATTCGTATCAATTCGAAGTAGCGCAAAATATTGCTGAGTATGACGCTGCGGTAAGGGCATACGATGCTTCAGTAGAACGTGCAACAAATCAACTGTCATTCAATGAGATGGCAGAGAATGTTGCTAGAAATGAGCAGCAGCAAAAGGTTAGAGATGACCTGCTAGGCATCATGTTTGAAAAGTCAGATATGTTGCTTGAGCACCAAGCTAAGACTACTGGCTTAGCAATGACCAAATCAACAGAACTGAGGGATCAAAACTTTAGAGCTGCTGAAGTAAACGCTAAGTTCAACAGTGACCTAGGCGATCTGAGGATTCAAAGGCGACAGACACGCGCTAAGGCACAGCAAGACACACAGAATACAATTCTGGCTGGACTGAAGGCAGCAGGTGAACTGAGGGCTAAAGGCTCATCAGGAAGGTCATCAGCAAAGACAGTACTTGGAGTGATGGCAGAGTCAGGCGCGGCAAGAGCTGCTATTGCCAATGGACTGATGTATGCAGAAGATAGTATAGATCTAGGAATTGCACAGCTAAGAGATATGTTGATCTTGGATCAGACAAAGGTCTTAGCAGCGCAGATGGATGCAAACAATAAATTCACATTAGAGCAATCATCACTTGATGCTACAAAGTCGATGGGGTTGATGAAAGCTGATAAAGCTGAACTAAGTATCAAAATTAGAGATCAGATTGTAAGGGATAAAATTTCCAACGCAAGGGCTCAAGCTGATTTAAATGCTGAAAATATGATCATGATGCAGCCAGAAAGGCTACCAATACCATCAGATCCTTCGATTCTATATGCACAGTTTGATGATCCTGAGACAGAGGATTATGTGGAAATTCTTACAAGGCCATTCACACCTGACTTCCCAGAGTTTGTGCCTATGCCTAAACCTAGTAAAGATGAATTCAAATACATGCTAGGAAGAGAAAACGTAGGACTTTCTAATTTCGGTGATGCACTCGGTCTTGCTGGCAGTATTGCTGGCGGAATCGGGGCGATTGCACCATTTGGGATGACTGCAGCATCTGCAGGAACATTTACACAGATCGGAAGAGGATTGCAGTTAAGTAGTAATTTTTTTAGGTAACTAATGGTACAATTTAGGTCGGCTGCAAGGGAAGGAAGTTTTTCTAATAGAGATTTTCAAGCACCTGATACAGTTTCAAAAATTCAAAATGAGGCTAACAGACAACTAAAAGGAATGAACCGTGCCCAGAAATTTCAAGAAAGAAATCGTCAGATTTTTCTTGAAGCACAAAGGCAGGCTCAAAGAATTGAAGAAAGCGCGGCAACTCGTGCATTCAACGTAACAGATTCAGCATTAAAATCAGAGCTGGATAGTAATACAAAAGCTTGGGAAAGAGAGCTTGCAGTAAACAAAGGCAAGCAACAAAGCAAGGTTGATGTACTAGGGAAACTTGCTGATTTTTCTAAGGTTGCATTTGACACTTACGCAAGTATTCAAAAAATAAATAAGGATAATCAGCAAAAAGCAATCAATCAGATATCGTTCAAAAATAACTATAGTTACGATCAACTAATTGCTGCTTCGCAGATCGATGGTGATATATCAAGATCTGAATGGCAAAGAACTAATCTTTACAAGGATTTACAGGCGCAAGGATATGATCAAGACTATGTAAATACATATTATGAGCATTTAGTTAAAGGCAGCGGCTTTAGAAATTACACTGAAAATTCCAATGTTCTAAGAGCAACAGCTGAAGCCAATGCTGATAAAATAAATGAGATTGCTAATGATCCAAGATTAACTGTTGAGGAAAGAAAAAGCAGATTAGATACGCTTGAAGCTCAGATGCGTGGGCAGTTAGAAATTGATGGGAGAATTCCAAGCGCGAAGATTCTCGAATCGGCTTATAACCCAACCATGCGACGAGCATTGAGTAGAGCTGATGTAGTTCTAAACACAGCTCGTACTAATGCAGCAAATATCCAGAACAGCAGAGATAGAAATGCAATCGCTATCAACGCTGCAAATCAAGGTGGAAGCTTTAATCCATCAGCAGCGTTTGGTCTATTTGCCGATGACCCAAGACCCAACGCACCGGCAGAAACAGTTGAGGCGTTAATTACTGCACAAAAACTAACTCCTGAACAGTTGCAGGTAATGAAGACTGCAAAGTTTATAGGTCCAGATGGTAACCCTACATCGCTACTAGAAGGCGGGTACACGGATGCATTGAAATTAATCAGAAATGCAGAACAACAAGTGATGCGGGAGGTAAGAGACCAGGCTGCACTGGAAGACCAAGAGTTAGAAGCAAGAACCTTAGACATTGGACTTGCAAAGGCTAAAGAATTAACTCAAGATGGAATCCTTTCTACAGAGGATTACAACGCAGTTTTGTCTGAGATGGAACGTATAGGTGGTCCTGGTAGAAGTACTAAGTATGACCAGTACTTCAAAAACCAGACATTAGACGTACAGGCAAGAAGAGAGATGTCAGCTGTAATTCAAGAACGCATTGCAGAGCGCAACCTTACAGAGCAAGACCTAATTGATATGGGTGCTCCACAAGAGCT